AAGAGTTGGCAATGCTCGGTGAAGAGATTGATGCCATGACCGATGAGCAACTCATTGATTTCATGGAAGAAATCATTCTTGAAGTTGCTGAAGATGACCAAGACCTCCTTGAAATCTGCGAAGCACTTGAGGGAGTTGAAGTTCTTTCTGAAGACCGTTATGCTGATGCTGCTGCAGCATCAAAAGCAAATTCTCAGAAACCCGAAGTTAAGGCAGCAAACCGTCGTGCTCGCGTTGAGCGTATGAAGTCTGCTGCTAAGGGTGCTGCTGAGAGAGTCGGCAGTGCTGTTAAGGCAGGTGCTAAGATGGCAGGTAGTGCTGCTAAGAAGGGTGCTAAGGCAGCAATCGGTGCTGGTGCTCGTGCTGCTGGTCACGCTAAGGGTGAGTTTGAAGCACAACGCATCAAGTCCAAGCGTGCTGCAATGGAGAGAACTCCTGCTAAGAAGAAGGAAGCGTCTAAGTCTTCTGACGACGATGGCACTGACGGTAAGTTAGATGCACTTCTGAAGTCTACCCGTGGAACATCCAGCAGTTCTGATAGCGGTTCTAGTGCTGGTGGTGGCGGGGAAAGCAGCAGTTCTTCTGGTTCTTCTAGTTCTTCTAGCAGCGGTTCTACCCGTAAGGCTGTTGGCGGTGCGCTGAGAGCAGTTGGTTCCCTTGTTAAGAGAGGAATCAAGAAGGCAGTTGGCAAAACTGCTCGTGCAGTATCTACTGGAAGCAATAAACTTGCTAAGCGTCTCGGTGAAGAGTATGAGCATATTGCACACCTCTATGAGTCTGGTCTCTTCTCCATTGAAGAGATTGAGAACGTCATTGAAGAGCGTTACAAGGGTAAGCATGGTCAGTCTGACAAACAGTATGCTGACTCCCGCTCTCCTGGTGGTAAGATGGTCTCTGGTGACTCCAAGCAATCGGGTGCTGAATGGACTCACGGTCGCAGAGTCAAGGCAGCAAATCCTGGAATGCAACCTGATGTAGGTGGCAAGACCAAGCCCAAGTCTCAGGGTAAGATGGACCGTGGTACTCGTGCTGACCTTGAATACCGTAGGGCAAACCTCGCAAAGAAAGAAGAGGTTGAATATACCGAAGAAGGTTACAAGGAGATTGATAGAGACAAAGAAAATAGAATGTATCGTCGTGCAGGAAATCTTGCTCGCACTTCTTTATCTTCTACAGGTAAAGCAAAGCGAGTTGCACAAGACAAGTCTGCTAAGATTGTAAGTGCAATCACTTCCCAAAAGGAGCGTGAGCGTTTCAATAAGATGGCTGACGAGAAAGCACGCGACAACTACGGAGGTTGATATGCTGAGTTTTAGAGTACTTTCTGAAAAGAAAACTAAAATCAAAATCAATCCCAAGCAATCTGAAATCACTGAGAAGAAAGGTTGCCCTAAGTGTGAAGATGAATGTGGCAAGGAGTGTAAGTGCTCCTGCCATGATAAGGAGATGAGTGAAAGCACTTATGACCCTATGGAAGACCCTGACTTCGACCATGACGAAGCGGAAGCAACTCGTGGTCAGTCTGGTAAAAACAAATCCATTACCATCAAAAAGAAAACCAAAAAATCTACTAAAAAAGAGGAAGTCGCCTATGTCAGTCAAGAAGAAGTTTCAGAAGAAAGCAATCAAAGCATCGCAGAAACCGAAACTCTCTTGACCTTTGGACAGTTTTGTGAAGACTCGCGTCGTATGAGCAATAAGCAACATACTGCTCGTGTAAAACAAAACATCAAAGCTTTTGGAAGTAATTTCACTCCACCTAATAATTGGGACCCTGATGCTAATCGTGGTCAAGGAGAAGTTGTTACTCGTAAACAGATGGAGAAGAAGCGTCGTAAGTCGCTTCGCCAAGAAGAAGTAGAGCAGATTGATGAAATGCCCTATCAAGTTTATGGTTCTCCCGATGGAAAGAATGAGAAAAAGATTGGCAAACCTGTAAAGAGTAGAAAGTATGCTGACGCAAGAGCAGCAGAACTTGCTGATACTCACAAAGCAACTGGTGGTAGATATCGCTCCCAGAAGGAAGAGGTTGAACTTGAAGAAGGCAGAGCAGAAGATGCAAAGGCATCTCTAGATAAAGTCAAAGCACGTCAGAAGGTTCTCGATGCACACGAGAAGAAGACTGGCAAGAAACTTGACATCTCTAAGACACCTGAGCACAAAGCACACAAGAAAGAATTCCCTGGTGCTAAGCGTCAGGAGAAGAAAGTGAAGGGTGCTAAGGAGACTTCTGCTGAAAAGCACAACCGTCAAGTTCAGACGTATACTGACCGTCTGAAGAAGTATGGTAAAACTACCAAGCAGAAGCGTGACGATGAAGCAATGGCAAAGCACACATCGAGATACGATTGAGCATATATAGATTAGATTCGTTTGGTATCTAATCATGTTATCGTTCTTACTCCCTCTTGCTCAAAAGGTTATTGTTGATGCCGTCGCTAAGATTCCCGACAACGAGGAACTGGGCGAGCAACTGATTAAGGTCTGTATTGTTATTCTGGAAAAGGCAGTTAAACTGACCAAGACAGATATGGATGACAGACTCCTTGCAAAAGTTAAGGAAGCAATCGTAGTACGATGATGCTTGGGGGGCGAAAGCCCCCATTTTTATAAATAAATATTAGGAAAAACGTCTTCGGAGAACAATGTCTGTATTCGGAAAAATTGATGCGAAAGCATTTTTAACTAATGTAGCGGTCATCCAGAATGACGCTACTGTTACTACTACTGGTGATTTTAACGATGACACCACAGCGGATTACATCGTTGCTGGTGACATTCTGGAACTTGCCACTGTTCCCTACATCGTAAAATCCGTAGCAAGTGACGGTCTTACTCTGGAACTTCATACAGGATATGTTGCTGCATCTGGCACTGTTCTTGCTGCTAACGCTGTTCGCCGTACTGCTCCTAAGGCAGTTGCTGAGTACGTCATTAAGGGTGGCGACAGTGCTTCCTATGAACTTCTCTTCGTAGACGACACTGAAGCTGCAGTTGCTTCCAACAAGACTCGTGGAATCACTGGTCCTGGTTGGTGGAAGTATCGCACACACGTTGATGGCGGTGGCAACACCCGTCACAAGGCAGAGCACATTGCATTCGTAAGCAACACTGCACTCCTTGCTGGTGACGACGCTGATGATACAATCGTAGCAGACGTTCTGGAAGTTATCACCATCTCTGGTCAACCTGCAGACGTTGGTAACGGTACAAGCACTCTGGAACTGCCTTCTGTTGCTGTAACAACCTTCGCAGTTACCGCAACATCGGACCAGTCTGGTACTCTTGTTTATCAGTGGCAACGTAAGCTCCCTGGTGCTACTCGCTGGGTCAATCTCACTACATCTCTTGATGGAGCAGCATACACTGGTGTAACTGGTGCAACTCTCTCGGTCAATACGACCGCTGCTGCAGGTAAATGGGGTGCATCAGGTTCTGAAGATGATTCTGTTGCTGCATACGATGGTATCCAGTTCAGAGTTAAGATTACCACCAGCAAGGGTGCTGAGGAAGTCATCTCTAATGCTGCAACCCTGAGACTCGTTAATGCCGCTTGATAATATATGAACTTTAGCGAACTGAATGAATCTAACTACATTCTGTTCGCCATAAAGCATTATGAAAATCCTCACTGTGTAACCAGAGAGGATTTTGATGAAGACATGAAACGCTTCAAGTATCTGAAAAGACTCTTGAAGCGTTATGTTCGTGGAGGTCCGATGAGGACCCATCTTATTATTAATCATCTCATCATTCTTTATAATGTATTTGGCGAAGCAGCGACTCCCTTACTTTTCTTTAAGCTTGAGAGGGAATATTGGAGTTTACTTAAAACTGTATTATTGTACTTAAATAAATATCCTATAGGTATGCTTCCAGATTTGGAAACAGACCCAGACTTAGAAGAAGAACTGGAGAAACTATGACAATCGCAACTGCTGGTACTGGAGGTTTTGGTGGTGATGCTGCTGCCGAAGGTCCTAGCGCAGGTTATGATCCTGTCATGAAGTTTCGTCGTAAGTTGAAAGATAAGAAAAAAGAAGAGACGAAAGGATACCATGTAATGCCAGATGGCACTATGATGCCTGGCAAAGTGCATGAATCGAGAGAGAATCCTGGACAACCCTCCAGACTTTTTCAATATAAGGTAACCCTTCCCGAAGTTGGTGAAACTATTCTTTATGCTAACTCTCCTGCAGAATTGGCACAGAAGATGCGTATTCTTGTCAATCCTCGTTATAGAGGAGATGTGAAGATTGAAAGAATCATGCCCGCTGAGGCAGGTAAGTTTTTCTTGGATAAGCGTTCAAAGCACATGCGTAACGTTGCTGAGCAAGATGATAAACAAATGCAGCAACAGATGACGCAACAGCAAATTGCAAATGAAAAGAAAAAAGTTCAACTGAAGACTGCTGAGATGCAAAAGCAACTTCAGAAGAAAGTTCAAATGTTAAAGAATAAACAGCGCGTTGGTGGCGCACAAGCAACGGTGGACCAATAATGGCATTCGGTCTTGGTAAATTAGCAGTCCTTGAATCTAAACTCGATATCTATGAAGACCTATCAAAAGAAATGCTCGATAAGCTTGAAAGAGCAGTTGCGACTATTAGTGAAAATAGTAACAGGGTGGCAATTATTCTAGAGCGTCACGAGAGTCGTCTTGCTGAGAGTGAGAGAGCAGACCAACTCATCATCAAAATGATTGAAGAATTGAAAGAAGAGATTGATGATATTGATAAAGGCGTGAAACTAAAGTTTCATGACCAGAATAAAAAAATCGAAGAAGCACAGAAGTGGATTTGGATGGCTGGTGCTGTCCTTACCACTGCAGTGACAGTTTTACAAGTGCTTCCAAATATCGGATTAGCATTGACACCAACACAAAAGACGAGTATGATGGACCCAGCGGTAGTCCAGCGTATTGTCTAACTTTGTTGATGTTCATTATGTGAACCTTCTTTCGGGGCGACTGGATAAGTTCGCTCGGAAGAAGGAAGACCTATACAACTTTCGATGTCCTTATTGCGGCGACTCTCAGAAGCACCGTAACAAGGCACGAGGGTACTTCTTTCGTATCAAGACGGATATGGTATTCAAGTGCCATAACTGCGGTGTAGGGAGGACTCTGCCTAACTTCTTGAAGGACAATGCTCCTGACCTTCATGACGAGTACATCATGGAGCGATACAAGAATGGAACTACTGGTAAAGGTTCGTATGTTCCCAAACCCAAACCTGTTCAATTTGAAAAACCGAAGTTCAAGAAAAAGGGAGAACTTCAAAGTATCGAACAACTAAATAATGAACACCCTGCACGAGGATATCTTCTCGGTCGTCAGATTCCTGAAGAACATTTCTCCAACTTGTTCTATACAGACAAGTTTTGTACATGGGTGAACACACAGAAACCTACGTTCAACGATGTCAAGAAGGACCATCCCAGAATTATTATCCCTTTCATTGACACCGATGGAACATGGTTCGGATTTCAAGGAAGGTCCCTAGACGTACATGATAAGTTGCGATACATAACTATCATGTTGGACGAATCCAAAACTAAAATCTTCGGTCTTAATAGAGTAGATTTCAATAAGACCATATACATTACAGAAGGACCGTTTGATAGTTTGTATATCGACAATGCAATTGCAATGGCAGGAGCAGATGTTGACTGGGAACTGTTGCGTGATAAAGAAGTTGTCTTCGTTTATGACAACGAAAAGCGCAACAAAGAAATCATCAAGCGAATAGAAAAAGTCATTGATAAAGGATATGAGGTTGTGATTTGGCCTGACAATCTTCAACAGAAGGACTTAAACGACATGTTTATCGCTGGACATGACGTACAATCTCTGGTAGAATTTAACACTTACAGCGGTCTACAAGCACAGATTAAACTAAGCGAATGGAAAAAGGTATGAAAGAGATTCATGTAATCAAGCGTAACGGGGAGCAAGAGACTCTCGACCTCGATAAGATTCATGTGATGGTAGAGCACGCTTGCAGAGGTCTTGCAGGTGTGTCTGAGAGTCAGGTAGAAATGAATGCCAACCTGCAATTCTTTGATGGCATTGAAACTGCTGCTATTCAAGAAATTCTTGTTCGTTCTGCTAACGACCTCATTTCCTTGGATGCACCCAACTATCAGTTCGTTGCTGCTAGGCTGCTCTTGTTTGGTTTGAGGAAAGCAGTATACAATGGTCACCCTGATGGACACCCTCCTCTGTATGACCATGTTCAGAAATGTACCGAACTGGGTCTGTATGACGGCACTCTGGTTAATGCTTATTCTGCAGAAGAATGGGAAAAACTGAATAGTTTTATTGACCATGACCGTGACTTTTTGTTCACATATGCTGGTATTCGTCAGGTTGTAGATAAATATCTCGTGCAGGATCGCAGCACTGGCGAGGTGTATGAAACACCCCAGTTTATGTACATGATGATTGCTGCAACTCTGTTTCAAGATGACGATAAGTTCTATAGATTGGAGTACGTCAAAAAGTATTATGACGCAATCAGCAAGCACAAAATCAACATTCCCACACCTATCATGGCAGGAGTGCGAACTCCACTTCGACAATTTGCTAGCTGTGTTCTTGTTGATGTTGATGACTCCCTCGATTCTATCTTTAGCTCTGATATGGCAATTGGCAAATACGTTGCACAAAGGGCGGGAATCGGTATCAACGCAGGCAGAATCCGTGGCATCAACAGTAAAATCAGAGGTGGAGAAGTTCAGCACACGGGTGTTGTACCGTTCCTCAAAAAGTTTGAGTCAACTGTCAGATGTTGTACACAGAATGGCATCCGAGGTGGATCAGCGACAGTACACTTCCCAATCTGGCACCAAGAAATCGAAGACATCATTGTCCTAAAAAATAATAAGGGAACTGAAGATAATCGTGTTCGTAAGTTAGACTATAGCATTCAATTCAGCAAACTCTTCTATGAACGTTTCATCTCCAACGGAGAAATCTCCCTCTTCAGTCCGCACAATGTTCCTGGTCTGTATGATGCTTTTGGCACTGATGGATTTGACGAGTTATATGTTCGTTACGAACGAGATGAGTCTATTCCAAGAAAGACTATCGGAGCTCAAGAACTTTTTCTGGACCTCCTGAAGGAGAGAGCAGAGACTGGTCGTCTGTACATCATGAACATCGACCATTGCAACACTCACTCCTCCTTCAAAGACAAGGTTAATATGTCTAACCTGTGTCAGGAGATTACACTTCCTACTGACCCCATCCAGCACATCGATGGTAGGGGTGAGATTGCTCTTTGCATCTTGTCTGCTATCAACGTAGGCAAACTGAAGTCTTTGGATGAACTTGATGAACTTTGTGAACTTGCTGTACGAGGATTGGATGCTCTCATTGATTACCAAGAGTATCCTGTTAAAGCAGCAGAAGAATCTACAAGGAATCGTCG